GCACCCTGGTCCTGTTGGGTATATTAAGTACTTTAAGTGTAATTACCAGTGCATTGTCTATGTTGCCCTCGTTAAAAGATCCAGAGTAGGGAGTTCTAAACAGACTAAAAATTGCTGACTGTTGTACTTCTTGTAGTGTAGTAGTGGAGTCAGCAGGTAATATTACACTAGCCTCCCTAATCTTTAGTGGATCTAGTTTGTATAAATTTATATCAGTGCCAGAGTTTTCTGACAATCCCGGAACCGTAGTAATTTGAGGATCAGTCGTTGTAGGTGAGGGGTCCGATCCTCCTCCACAGGATACTAAAAATACTAAGAATAATAATAATATATTTTTCATGCTGCACCTTTCTCGTTTTTATATTTAGTGCAAAATAAAAAAAAGGGTCCTAAGACCCTTTTTTATACAAATTATTTTTTAACTGTTATACGTTTTATATGGCGAATACAATTCCTCTTCCTCAGGAGTAACTTCATATGCACCATAAACCCAACTGATTGGAATATTGAGTTCTTCGGCAATATTTTTGGGATCCTCTTTTTTAGAAAGACGGTCTTGAATTTCAATGAAAATATCACTCATCTTAGACATTTTTTGTCAACCTTTCCAACCTAGTGCGCCCATCAGACGCTCATGAATCTTGTTCATTTCTTCCCGATCCACATAAAAGTCAGTGGTCGGATCGTAGTAGGAGCCTTCTTTAGGATCGTAGTACAGAACACGACCACTGAAGTTGAAAGGACCCTCAAGTCCCTTACGGGGACCGTACTTTTGACGCATCATGTCCATTTGGACACTGTCTGCAACAACGCGATAACCCATAAAAAACTCCTTATGACTGAGTAAGACTATATTATATAGTCAAATCTATTTATTGTCAAATTTAGTACAGGTCGACCTGTACTTGGCGGAAGCCTTGTGCACCGACAACAAGACCGGTGGGTAATGGATCATGACGAACCTTAGCCATACCGCGATCATATGCCAACCTTTCGAGTGCGGTCCATACAGCGACCCGAGCATCACGGGTAGCAAACTGATCCGACATTTGCTTGATGGTGATCGTCATCCCGAATTCCTCACCGCTGTTTGCCATGAGAATAAAACGAAATTTTTGCGAATTCTTAAAACCATCGACGATAGTCTTAGTACGCATAATTAACCCTAATATCTAGTTTCAATAGAAGTATTATACTTAAATGTCCATTTATTGTCAAATAATTAATTTGTAATTTTGAGCAGAATAATATCTATATTCATCCATTTTTTGAGGACTAAATTTTGCTTGCAATAAAACAGGCTTAGATATCAGTTGGTTCCAAATGTTTATCAATGGATTATTTTTTTGTAACTCTACTTTTACTATAGTATTTTCTTGATCTGAGAACCAATATTCATTTTGTTTATTATATTTTCTATTGAGTGTGGTCAGTTGAATCAGTGAAAGTTGCTTCACACTTGGCTCTTCATTTTTAGTTAAAATTCTGTTTCTTTCTGAAAAGATAGTATCAATTTTTTTATCATATTCATAAAACTCTGGAAGTTTAAATACCAATCCTACCATAGTTTCTGAAAACTTTTTGCCATCGCTATGAATAAATTCATTCAAGTCATCACGAAATTTACTCATATATGATTGTTTAAGTTTCCAAATCATAATCTTTTTACTATAATAGTCTCTTATCTTGGTAGAAAGAATTATATCTTCTTCAGTTATTTTGTTACACAAAGAAGTATCAGCAAGTTTATAATGAACCGTATAATTTGAAGAAGTACGTAGTCGATGAATAACGCAACTTAACGTTAGTATATCTTCTTCTCTTTCGTATGTTTTAATTTCTACTTTATAATTTAATCCGAATAAATCGTTTACATTATTCCATACATCTTTAGTAATAGTATCAGGAATGGTAGAATTATTGCTAACTAAATTACCGCTGAGTAGTGATCCTAATGATTGCATATTGTTATCCTTTAAAAAATTTAAAGACTAATGTCTTCCATACCAGCAGCTCTTAACCGAACCACATGCCCCAGCATAAAATTTTTAGATTCTATACCTTTCATGATTCCTAACCATCTATTCCTTAATAGTGCCACTTCATTGATCAATGATTCAAAATCAATAACTTCTTCTTCTCCATCGACATATTTTTCAGCGTCACGGCTAGTCAATGCCCTATTATAAGACTCTAAGTATTTTTGAAAGTGTTTCCTTCGAATCTTTCTTAGTTGAATATTGAGATAGTTTAATACCGCTTCAATTTCTTGAAGTTGATTAAATCTGTGTTCTGTCATGCCAGGCAGATTGGCAATATTCTTTTCAACATTGCCAAATATTTTTACTTCTTTTTTTGCATCATTTAATTCAGATTCATAATAAGAAATAAAATCAGGTATCACTGAAAGATTCTGTGATACTCTAGTATACCAATTCATTTATTGCCAGTCGTCGTAGTCATCGTCATCTGAATAATCTTCATAATCTTCTTCAAGATCATGTTCGTCTACATAATTTTTTAGTGCAGTGATTATTTCTTTATCTCCGCGGAATGCACTTTTAATATCATCTGCTTCGTAGTTGTTCTCTACTAGCAAATTTACCATAGTGTCGGCCGCATCACTGCGTTCGTTGAAATCAATGTGTGTACGCAATGCGTCCCATACTTCTGCAACAAAATCTAAGCTCATTCGGATTCATCCCCCTCTGATATTGTAATACTTATCTTGGAATTTAGTTTTTGTGAATACTCTGACATGACTGTATCTAAACAACCATCAGTGTTTGCTTCCCATGCTTTGCGAAATTTCTTAATTATTTCACCGTCAATAGTTGTATAAACTAATGAATTGCCTTCTTTTTTTACAAGTTCAGCCTTTTCAATCATATCAAGCAATCCACTATATGGATTTAGACCAGTATCATATGGGATTTTAACTTGTACACTTTCGAATGGTTTTGCATAGCGTGTTTTCATAATCTTGCAACTTGCACGAATACCTCGAACATCACTAATCTTATTACCATCTTCATCTTCTTTAAGTTTCAATTTCTTCATTGCTACGACAATTGAACTTGCATAGATAAAGCCTTGCCCACCTGAGATTTTGTCATCTGGATCAAACATGTCTTGGCTTGCATAAGTATGATTAGTAGCAACTAACCCAACATTATGACTACCAAACATGTTAACACAGTTACGTACCAGTGCCGTAAGTGCTTTGGGCTTACGACCCATATCCCCTTTCATATCACCTGCTTCAAATTGATTAACATCAGTAGGGGTAAGTAACATACCTAGACTATCAAGAACAAAAAGTACTTTTGGCTTATCATCTGTTGGCATTGCTTTGTAAGACTTCATAAACTCTGAAATAGTTTTAGCAACATCATCGATCATTGCCATATTAAGTTTCAGCAGTTTATCTTCATCGGTAGATACACCCAATGCATGTAGCCATGCTTCATCTAGTGCGTTTTCAGTGTCAATTAATACCACAAAGATACCTTGCTGTTGAGCATGCCGAACAAGATTTCCAGAGCAAATAAATGATTTTCCGGCGCCTGACTCTCCTGCAAATACGGTGACTTTACCTAAAGGAACACCTTTATTAAAGTCACCACTAATAAGATAATTTAGTGCATAGTTTCCTGTAGAAATCCAATCAGTAGGATCATTAAATCCGATACTTAAACCCTCAATCGACTTTGTGATATCTTTTCTAAATTTTGAAATATCAAACGGTCGTGTTGCCATTATTTTTCCTTTTAAGTTGTGCATTTATTCTTGCCTCAGACCACGGTTTTCCGCGTAATGAAGCACCTAACTTTTCCGCATGTTCTGCGGTTCTTTGGTGATTTCTCATTTTCTGCTTTACTTCGTCTGAATGTTTATACCCCAAGGCTTGCTGCGATTCTCTCATTTTTTTGCGGGTTTCATCACTATGTTTTAAACCAAAATGACCATTTGAATTGAATCTACCTTTTTTATTTTCACTAATCTTCTTGGCCCGAAATTTTCGTTCTTCTTCCGTTTCATTAAAGGTTGTTAAAACCTTTTTACCTGTTTTCGGATTAACATACGCTTTATTCAACCTATTAGGATTATTTCTATTTTCAAAAATCAATTGTTGTTCTGTCCAAAAACATTTAGCATAATCAATATCTTTGTGTATGATCTCAACATCAAACGAATCTATTCCGTGTTCTTCTATCAATCTCTTGATTACCTTTGACGAAGTAAAGTAATATTTCCATAAATCTTCTTCAGGGGTTCTACCTTTTGCTATGTTATTTGTTCGTGAGCCGAAATAAAATTGACCTGTTATTTTGTTTGTTACTTTATAAACATACGCTTCTAACATGATGCCTCCTATTCATATAATCTATTTATACAAATAAAAGGTTTACCCATTAATTTTCTCCTATTATTTTTGCAGATTTAAGTATTTTACTAGAAATTGATGCTTTGTCAAGCATCTCCGGACAGTTATCTGCAATTTTTTCTAAATCATAATCATTAGGATAATGTCTTAGCACTCCACGTGCTCTATCTCTTACTATACTTGGCACACGAGGTGTCCTTCCTGGATCACATAATTCTTCTAATAGTTTCTTACCCTGTTTTAGGGCACGATACCGTTCATCTGGTAATGTCATATTATTCTCCTAAGATAGGGGCCGTAGCCCCTATTCTAATTAAGACTTAGACTGTCTAGCACGAATCATCGCTAGGATGTCTTGTGCTTTATCACTTGAAGTGCTTTTGGGAACTTGAACAGGCTGAGAACTTACTGTAGGTTCATCCTCATATGAAGATGAATTTACATTAACAGGAGTTGCTACGGGTGCGCTGGTTTCAGCAGACGCGGGTGTTTCAGCCGTAGCACCTGCAGGTGCTTCAAGTCCATATGGACGATAGTACTGACCCCAACGTGCATTGTCGTAGGGTTGACCGTCTACGCTAGCCTCAAACATCTCTTTGATAATACGCAATTCTGCTTCATTAGGTTTCTTAGGTAGAAAATCTGATAGATTAAACAATCCATGCGTTTCAATTGCATTTTGTTCAGATTCAGTTAATGCACTCTCTTTGCGAGCCCAGTTGCTAGTACTGTAATCGGCATATCCACCTTTGCTAGTCTTTTTGATATTAAAATCAAGACCATGCATATAATCAGTGGGTAGTTCTTCCATTTCAGGATCCATCAAACTAGATTTAATGATAGTGAAAATTTGTGGACTGATAATAAACCTTCGAATCGGGTTT